AATACATCAACACAACACAATAGAACTAAACACAAGCTACGTCAACTAAGCTACAGTCTGCAATCTACTTTCAAAATCAACATTTTGAAGCTTTTACATAATTGATAAGAAATGGCGTGTTTGGCGAATGGAAACGTTGCAGGCAAGAAAAAGAAGATGACATGGAAGGAGTGTTGCAACAAGTGGGGAAGAGCTGCCATGGAGCAGCAACAAGGAAGCAGGGGACCTTACACTATCGAAGTGGGAAAGGACCAACTGGCGGCGAACATATTCGCCTTCATACCTAACACTGAGTGGCATAAATATTATGTCGCTAGAATTGGGCTGTCATCTGAAGCCCTAAAACTCAAGTATGCCATAACCTTCGGTGAGGTATACGAGTTTGACAGCTCCTTCAACCGCTGCCCTGAGTGTGATTGTGCTATTGATGAGCACAGATGCGATGAATGCAGCATTCGATTCAAGAAATCGGATGATAATATTATGAAGAACATGAATGAAACCGCAAGGGCTCTGGGCGGTTGGGACAACTACTATGCAGCAACTTGGAAACAATTTGAAGCTGCAAAAGATGACATGTTGGAGGTTGCTCCAACAGCTGGCATGCTCGAGAAACGAGCCAGAGAAGCTGAAAAATTGCTTGGTAAGAAAGCCAAGCGTCATGAGGTTGCTGAGGTGCAACAACTATGGGAGAAATACGAAGAAGCAAAGGAGATTGAGGCTGAAGAGGAGACCTTCTTTGAGCATGAGGCTAGTCTCCTTATGCAAGAGGCGCCGAAAACTTATAAAGATAACTTTCCTCAGCTTGGTAAGGGATCCGAAGCCACTCTAGTAGTAGAAAAGGAAGTGCCTGTTAAAGAAGCCTCCACAGGCTTCTTCTTTGGAGAAATCCCCGCCTTGGTGGAACTACCCAAAATTCCCATCCTAGAGATTCTACCAGCAGCTCCCGTGCTTAATCTGAATGGTGAGCTCAATGAACAGACTCAACCACAAGGGAAAGATGAATCTATTGATGAGGTTGAAAAAGATCAAGTAAAACCTGTGGCAATGATTCAGAGTGGGTTTAAGAAGTACGAGCTAGTTGGGAATTCATTCCAGCGAGTAAAGAAATTGCCCAAAACTCTGTACCCTTGGGGCGAGAAATCACAAACACCTGGCAAAGTTCAACACACTATGATCACTAAATGGGTCAGAAAGACCATGAATCAGCAAGCTGAGCGTGAGGAAAAAATTTGGAGTGCATGGGAGAGAACGAAAGAAACAGTTTTTGCAAAGAGGGAAGAACTGAAAGCGAAATGGAGGTGGGGACTATACAGACTCGTGAAAAAGACGAGGAAAGACAACCAGAAGCAGCGGGCAAAAGCAAGGAAGAGCAAGCAGCAAATTCAATTGGAAGAACTACCCCCGCAAATTGTCTCGACCATATCTATTGCAGGAGGAGTAGCTCCGAGCCAGATGGAGGAGAAGAAGCAACCGAGTGGGCAGATTTTCTCAACGCCTTCTTTGAAGAAGAAGAAAATTATGTCAAAGACCAAGTTGACAGAACAACAGCAACAACAGCTGACTCAAGCTGTACTAAAAATTGCGAAGAAGAAACAGCTATGCGTGGAAATTATTGGCAAGAAAGTGACAAAAAGCAAATTCACCAAGCACAAAGAATCAATATATTTGTGCCTTCGTGTAAAACACATGGAGGGTATCCGAAAACCCATAGACCTGTTTATCCACGGGCAAAACCTCCCTGTTATCAAGCAAGCAGCTCAGCTTGCAGCATGGAAGAAAATTCACAGAACAGAGGAGATAGAAAAAGGAATGAGCGGTTTTGTGTTGAATCCGCAGAAAATCATAGGAGCACATGGTCACGCCCCAAAAGAACTTTTCGTGGTTCGTGGGGCTTTCAGAGGAATACTATATGATGCTCGTATGAAGATTGGACGGTCAATCCTACCTTACATGGAACAGTATTCAATGACCGGTGCAAGATTCTGGAGTGGCTTTGATGAAGGTTTTAGAAGTCTAATACCATCAGACAGGGATCATGTATGCACCTCTGATATCAAAGTGGAGGATGCGGGAAGGATGGCAGCAATAATCCATCACATAGTATTGCCTATGAATAGGACTACTTGTGGTACATGTGCGAGCAATGTGGCAGATATGAGTTTGGCAGAATGGGTAGCGCACGTAAGAAACTTTTTAGTGAAGTATCGCTCGCAATTAATGGCCAATGGGTCTCAATATGAACATTTCAACTGGCTGCTAGAAACACTTCCAAAAGCGCTGATTGATGAGAATCCCAACACAAAAGCCTTCAGTGAAATACAACAAACAATTGGGGACAGATTAGACTCACCATTCTTACATGTTAATGAGATTAATAAAGTTTTGGTGAAAGGAGGACGTGCATCTAGTGGTGAATATACACAAGCTTTGGAGAATTTACTGGAAATTGCAAGATACTTGAGAAATAGAACTGAGAATATCAAAAAGGGCTCTCTCGTATCATTCAGAAATAAAATCTCACAAAAGGCTCATGTTAATTTGTCATTAATGTGTGACAATCAGCTTGATAAGAACGGGAATTTGATATGGGGAGAAAGGGGCTACCACTCCAAAAGATTCTTTGCAAATTATTTTGAAGTGATAAATCCAGAGGAAGGATATGGTAAATACATAATTAGATCAAATCCCAATGGTTCTAGGAAGCTAGCAATTGGTAAGCTCATCGTCTCCACAAACTTCTCAGTGTTTCGGGAACAAATGAAGGGTGAACCGATCCCTAAACTTAAGTTGGATAAACATTGCACCAGTCTCAGAGATGGGAATTTTGTGTATCCATGCTGTTGTGTGACACTGGACGATGGCACACCCGTGGAATCAGAGTTTAAGCTTCCTACAAAGAATCATCTGGTGATTGGAAATTCGGGCGATCCAAAATATGTAGATATGCCAGCAGAGATCAATAGGAAAATGTACATAGCGAAAGAAGGATATTGTTATGTGAATATATTTTTAGCCATGCTTGTGAATGTAAATGAGAATGAAGCTAAAGATTTTACAAAGCAAGTAAGAGACGTTTTAATGGAAAAACTTGGCAAATGGCCTTCAATGTACGATGTGGCAACTGCGTGTGCTTTCATTTCAGTTTTCTATCCTGAGACAAGAAATGCTGAACTCCCAAGAATACTGATTGATCATTCTACAAAGACTATGCACGTAATTGATTCTTTTGGTTCGCTAACCACTGGTTACCACGTGCTAAAGGCGAATACTGTTAGCCAGTTAATTCAGTTTGCGAGCTCAAGTCTTGATTCTGAAATGAAGCATTACCTGGTCGGTGGAATGATAGGAGTTAACTCGTTTGAGGAAGGAAGTCTAAAGGCTATAATCAAAGGCATTTACAAACCCCAAATCCTGAGAAACATATTAGAAGAGGACCCATATGTTCTTTTGCTAAGCATACTCTCTCCAAGAATCCTTCTGGCTATGTTCAACAGCGGTTCGTTGGATCATGCATTAGAGAAATGGATTACTAGGGACCAAGAAGTTGCAACTATCCTGGGCATCCTCTTGGAACTAAGTAAAAAGGTGACAGTTGCACGTACACTTAATGAACAAATGAATGTCATAGAAGCACACGCTTCATACATGATTGATAATATGTGGGTGAATGGAAAACGAACTGTCGCCAATGCATTGTCCCACCAGATAATAAGAAACTTGGCGGCAAAAAGAGATGCAAATAGGAGCTTAATTGAACAAGGACACCGAGTCACTGCTTTTGCGACATCTCAAGAACTCCTGGAAAAAATTTGGGAAGGACACTTAGAGGAGCAGTGGGGAGGATTAACTTGGTTGGAAAAATTTTATGCAACAGCACGCTCGTTACGTTATGGAAGGTTTATTCGGATGCATTTGCCCCGGGTAAATCTCGAAGATTTGAGCGACAGAGCAAAAGACTCCTTTACTTCATTGCACACAAAGAGTAGCAATATTGGTAATATTTGTGTAAATACTTGTAAAAATAGGTTTGTATCTGTTTACACTTCCTTTATTTCTAAGTGTATAACATGTTCTTTCAATGCAGTTAGGTTTTTAATGCCCGATATCCTTAAGTTTGTAAATATGTTATTAGTCGTCAATTTATTGCTTCAAATTACAAAGACGATGAAGAGCATGGCACATAAAAATAATAAAATGAAAGCAGATCTGTCTGGATTTTTGCTTGACCAGGAAATTGATAAGATCAATGTGATTTATAGCTCGTTGTGCAAAAAGACTGGTGAGATACCTACGGAAAAGGAATTCTTAGATCATGTTGAGTATATAAACCCGACCTTGTTAGGTACTGCAAAATGGTTGTTATATGTAGCTGACGATGAAGTCCAACACCAAGCAAAGGGTTTGAAAGAGGCGAATTATGAACGGATTATTGCATTTATAGCTTTAATCCTCATGGTTGTCGATGCTGAACGTAGTGACTGCGTGTACAAAGCACTCAATAAACTGAAAGGTTTGATGAGTACTATTTGTGGAGGACCTGTGTATCATCAAAGTCTTGATGATATAACAAATGAGTTCGAGGAAAAGAAACTCACCATTGATTTTGAGTTACAAAGTGATGAGAGCCATATTAACCAAGAATGTGACGCAACATTTGACACATGGTGGAAGAACCAGCTTGCACGGAACAACACAATCCCACACTACAGAACGGAAGGCCACTTTATGGAGTTCACAAGAGCGAACGCAGTTTCTGTTGCCAACAACATAGCCACAGGACCACATAAAGACATTCTCATTCGTGGTGCCGTGGGCTCAGGCAAATCGACAGGCTTACCTTTTTATCTGAGTCGGAAAGGAAGGGTTCTACTGGTAGAACCAACACGACCACTAGCAGAGAACGTGCATAGACAGTTGGCTTGTGAACCATTCATGATTCAAGCCACTTTGCGTATGAGAGGGTTGTCTGTTTTTGGCTCAGCACCAATAACGGTCATGACTAGTGGTTATGCTTTCCAGTACTATGCTCATAACCCAGAGCAACTGAAAGACTTTGATTTTATAATTTTTGATGAGTGTCATGTTAACGATGCTCAAGCGATGGCATTTAGGTGTTTGTTGGTCGAACATGAATATCCTGGGAAGCTTTTGAAAGTATCTGCAACACCACCTGGACGGGAGGTTGAGTTCTCGACACAGTTTCCGGTGAAGATCAAGACAGAAGAGAGATTAGCTTTTCAAGCTTTCGTTAATGCTCAAGGAACTGGAAGCAATTCTGATGTCACTTCATTTGCTGACAATATACTGGTATATGTTGCAAGTTACAATGAAGTTGATGAACTGAGCAAGTTACTTATTGAGAAGGGACACAAGGTTACAAAGGTAGATGGAAGGACAATGAAGGTTGGCAATGTGGAAATAGTCACAAGTGGAACAAGTGCTCGAAAACACTTTATTGTTGCAACGAACATAATTGAGAACGGAGTCACACTCGACATTGAAGCTGTTGTGGACTTTGGAACAAAAGTAACTGCTTACCTTGATGTTGACTCACGTAGGATTCAAACATGTAAAGGACCCATCAACTATGGTGAGCGCATCCAAAGATTAGGTAGAGTTGGGCGAAACAAGGCAGGAATAGCCCTGAGAATTGGGTTCACTGAGAAAGGACTGTGTGAGATTCCGCAGACAGTTGCGACTGAAGCAGCGTTCTTAAGTTTCGCATTTGGACTTCCTGTGATGACAAATAATGTGTCAACAAGCTTGCTTAGTAATTGCACTGTGAGACAAGCTCGAACTGCTCTGCAGTTTGAATTGTCGCCATTTTATATGGTGAATGTGGTCAGATATGATGGATCAATGCACCAAGCCATACACAACATCCTCAAGCAGTATAAACTTCGTGACTCAGAGATTGTGCTAAACAAACTTGCAATCCCGAATAGAGGAGTTACAGGATGGTTGACTGTTACAGACTATGTGAGGATTGGGCAGCGTTTGGATTTAGATCCGGATACACGTATACCTTTTCTCCATAATACAATGCCTGAGAGAATTCATAAAGAGGTTTGGGAAGCAATACAGAGGTTCAAACATGAAGCTGGTTTTGGAAGACTGTCATGTATTAGCGCATGTAAGGTTGCATTCACACTGCAAACCGACATGTATGCGATTCCAAGGACAATTAAAATAATTGATTCTCTTATTGAGGGTGAAATGAGAAAGAAGGAACACTTCAGAACCATAACTGGGAGAACAAGTTCGAGTCATAATTTTACTTTGAACTCCATAGCAACCATGTGGCGAGCTCGTTATGCTCAGGACTACACAAGTGAGAACATAGCTGTGCTCACAGCTGCTAAATCACAACTGTTGGAATTCAACAATTTGAGTACAGATGTTGCATTTAATGAGATGAATGAGACGATGTTGGCATCCTATGTGAGAGATAATGGCGCGCTAAATTGTGTGCAACACCAATCAGAGGATGCAATGAAGAAACACCTTAAACTCAAAGGTATTTGGAGCAAGTCTTTAATTACACAAGATATACTTGTTCTAGCAGGAGTTTTTATAGGTGGTATGTGGATGATACTTCAAAATACTAAGGATTCATTCGATGAAATAGTCCAACATCAAGCGAAAAGCAAACGTCAGCGCCAAAAACTTCAGTTCAGAGAAGCGCGTGACAGGAAAACAGGGTATGAAGTTACTGCCGATGACGGAACTATTGAACACCTCTTTGGTAGTGCATATACCAAGAAAGGAAAACAAAAAGGGAAGGTTTGTGGAATGGGGGCCAAAAGTAGAAAGTTCGTAAACATGTACGGATTTGATCCAACTGAATACTCCTTTGTCAGGTTCGTTGATCCATTAACAGGCAAGACAATTGATGATTCACCGTACACAGACATACTTCTTGTTCAGGAACAATTTGCTAGAGCAAGGCGCGAAGCTGTTGCCAATGACTACCTTTCAAATGAGAAGATTTCAAGGGATCCAGGTATTGAAGCATATTATATTAATGAAATAACTAATGCTGCTCTGAAAGTCGACCTGACACCACACAATCCACTGAAAGCGTGTGATCGGGTTAACACCATTGCAGGTTTTCCAGAAAGAGAAGGTGAACTTAGGCAAACAGGCCTACCAACAAAGATGACACTTGCTGATGTACCGAAAGAGAGTTCATTCGACACTGTGGTGGAGCACGAAAGCAAGTCCCTATTTAGGGGATTGAGAGACTACAATCCAATTGCTAGTGTGGTGTGTCAGCTCATTAACACATCTGATGGGCGAACTAGCGACGCTTTTGGAATTGGATTTGGATGTCTCATTATAACAAATCGTCATCTTTTCAAAAGGAACAATGGAGAGCTTACAATTAAGTCCCGCCATGGAGAGTTCCACATCAAAAACACAACCCAGTTGAACATGGCACCGTGCGAAGAGAGAGATATATTAATCATCAAAATGCCCAAGGATGTTCCCCCTTTTCCTCAAAAGCTTCGATTTCGTCAGCCAAAAGAGAATGAGAGAATTTGTTTGGTGGGGTCAAATTTCCAAGATAAGAGTATCACGAGCACAGTCTCAGAAACCAGTGTTACATGCAGAGTGAATAACTCACATTTTTGGAAGCACTGGATTGATACAAAGGATGGACATTGTGGATTACCTCTTGTTAGTACTACTGATGGCAACATCATTGGCATTCATAGCCTTTCCAATATGACAAACACTCAGAATTTCTTTGCTGCATTCCCAGAAAACTTTGAAGAAAAATACATCAAGTCTGTAGATAATCTTGAATGGATTAAGAAGTGGAGCTACAATCCTGATGAAGTTAGCTGGGGAAACTTAGAACTTCAGAAGAGTCAGCCAACAACACCTTTTAAGATTACGAAGCTCATATCTGATATCTCAGCTGTACCTGTTTACACGCAATCTCGAACAGATCTATGGGTTCATGATAGACTGTATGGGAACCTTAAGGCAGTTGGACGCTGCCCAGCACAATTAGTGACAAAACATGTGGTCAAAGGCAAATGTATGTTATTTGAGCTGTATTTACAGAATTTCCCAGAGGAGAGCAAATACTTTAGGCACTTAATGGGTGCCTATGGCAAGAGTAGACTCAACAAGGAAGCATATAACAAGGATCTGTTTAAATATGCATCACCTATTACAGTTGGAGAGGTTGACACAGACATCTTTGAGACAACAGAAACAGCAGTGATAAACATGATGGAACGTAGAGGTTTTACAGAGTGTAACTTTGTGACGGATACAGAGGAGATAATTAAGTCTTTGAACATGAAAGCAGCTGTTGGTGCACTATACTCTGGGAAAAAGAAAGATTATTTCGAGGGCATGAGTGATGAAGCTAAAGATGACATTCTTTATCACAGCTGTTTAAGACTTTTCACAGGAAAACTTGGTCTATGGAATGGATCATTGAAAGCAGAGTTGCGCACACGTGAGAAAATTGATGCCAATAAGACAAGAACGTTCACAGCAGCACCTCTTGACACCTTGTTAGGAGGAAAAGTTTGTGTTGATGATTTCAACAATATGTTTTATAATCTTCATCTGCAATGCCCATGGACAGTTGGAATCACAAAGTTTTATAAAGGGTGGGACACACTTCTCAGAAAACTACCGGAAGGATGGGTTTATTGTGATGCCGATGGTTCACAATTCGATAGTTCGCTATCGCCATATCTTATCAATTCAGTTTTGAACATCAGGCTACATTTTATGGAGAAGTGGGAAATTGGTCAAACAATGTTGAAAAATCTCTACACTGAGATTGTTTACACACCCATACTCACACCAGATGGCACAATTGTGAAGAAATTTAAAGGCAACAACAGTGGTCAACCTTCAACAGTTGTTGACAACACACTCATGGTTGTACTAGCTATGACGTATTCACTTGAGAAAGTGGGAATCAAAGGTGAGGAGCAAGACGAGGTTTGCGTCTACTTCGCTAATGGTGACGATTTGCTCATAGCAATTGAACCAACCCATGAGTGGGTACTTGACACATTGCAAGTAAGCTTCAAAGAACTGGGACTTAATTATGACTTTTCGACAAGATGCAAAGAGAGAAGTGATCTTTGGTTTATGTCTCATCAAGGAATAGAAAGAGATGGCACATTCATACCTAAACTTGAACCAGAGAGGATCGTCTCAATTTTAGAATGGGATAGGTCACATGAACCAGTTCACAGGCTAGAGGCTATATGTGCCGCAATGGTTGAGGCTTGGGGTTATGATGAACTACTCGCAAGGATTAGAAGATTTTACGCTTGGATCCTGGATCAAGCACCATATAGTGAATTGGCGCATCAAGGAAAAGCACCTTACATAGCTGAGTCAGCTCTGAAGACACTATATACAAATATAGCTCCAACAAACATGGAACTATCAGAGTATGCACGAGTTTTATCACAAATGTATGAAGACTCTCTGACAAATTTTGAGGATAACAACGTGCATCATCAGTCTGCTGAAGAGATATACGATGCAGGAAAAACAGGAAACACAGGAAGAGGAAGAGGACGAGGTACTGTGCCTCCGCCGCCGCCACCCCCTGGGGCACCAAGAACAGGTGACCTGCCTCCAGCAGTGCAGACAGGACCATTACCACCAGGTGCAGCCTCAAAACCACCTATCATTGAGGAAATTACGCAGCCAGAGTCACCGAGAGCGAAGGCATTGCGGGAAGCGAGAGGGAAAGCTCCAGCAACAATTCCAGATAGTAGAGGGGTTGATACATCACAAACACCGAGTTTCACACCAGGTAGAGACCAAACAATGACACCAACCCTTCAAAGAACAAGCACTGGAGTGAAAGATAGAGATGTGAATGCTGGTACGGTTGGAACTTTCATAGTGCCACGGCTCCAGATAACACATAGTAAGAAAAGAGCACCAATGGCAAATGGAAGAATAGTAGTCAATCTTGACCACTTGACAATCTATGACCCTGAACAAACAAGTCTTTCAAATACTCGAGCAACACAGGAACAATTTAATGCTTGGTACGAGGGTGTCAGGGAAGATTATGGAGTGAATGATGAGCAAATGGGGATATTGCTCAATGGGTTAATGGTTTGGTGCATCGAGAATGGAACATCCCCGAATATTAATGGAATGTGGGTCATGATGGATGGTGATGAACAAGTTACATATCCAATAAAACCTCTATTGGATCATGCTGTCCCCACATTTAGGCAGATAATGACACACTTTAGCGACATCGCTGAAGCGTATATTGAAAAGCGCAATAGGATCAAGGCATACATGCCGAGGTATGGTCTACAACGAAACTTGACTGATATGAGTCTTGCGCGATATGCGTTCGATTTCTATGAGCTGCACTCGAACACTCCTGTTCGGGCCAGAGAGGCACATATGCAAATGAAAGCAGCAGCACTTAAGAACGCACAAAATCGGTTGTTTGGTTTGGACGGAAACGTCTCCACGCAGGAAGAAGATACGGAGAGGCACACAACGACTGATGTTACAAGGAATATACATAACCTCTTGGGTATGAGGGGTGTGCAGTAAACAATATATTGCTCGTACCTTTTAATTTCAGTTTCGCCTTCAGTGTAATTTAAATTCGTATCTTTCAGTCCCGAAGAACCCGGTTTGGTGCAGAGCTTAATGAGGTATTACCTCCACCTTTGCATTGGAGAAGGGGTCTTTCTATTACGTATCATAAGGGACTCTTAAAAGTGAGGTTTTACCTCGTAGGAAAAACCTTTTTAGGTTTCGTGATCGAGCC